ATCTTTGAAGCAGGTATCGAGAAAGAAACGCTCATTTAATGAGACTTCTTGCGGTCATAAATAAGTAATTTTATAGATTTTAAAACACAATGCCTGTTTACCCAATTTCATTCTCGATACCTGCTTCAAAGATCAGGACAACTGTTCCAGAAAAAACACAAACCATGGCATCTCTTATTCCAGGAGACTTATCAACCTATACGTTTACAGATGAGAAATCATACTATGAAGACTATGCAAAAAGTGTGTTTGGAAAAACATGGAGAAAAGGAGGGTGGGATTGTATGAGACATTATGAAATTCTTGCAAACGGGTGTATACCTTGGTTTGAAGGACTTGAGAATTGTCCTGAAAATACAATGACTCATTTCCCTAAGAAACTTGTGAAGGAGGCAATGGCGTCATCTGATCCAAAATCATTCATACCACAACTTCTTGAATATACGAGGACACATCTGACAACAAAAGCAATGGCACAGTATGTTTTAAATACAGTTGGTTGTCCATCTCCAAAACGTGTTCTGTTTATTTCATCAAATCCGTCTCCAGATTATCTACGATGTTTAATATTTTCAGGTATGAAAGAATTACTTGGAAAAAACTGTAGTGAGTCTCCTTATATTCCATATATTTATGATGACTATGGTACAACTGATAAGTTATATGGTAAAGGATTCAGTTACACACGATCTGTTTCTGCAGAATTAAAAACAAATGCTGTTCATATTGATGAACTAAGAACCCATGCATTTGATATTATAGTTTATGGAAGTATACATAGAGGAATTCCTTATTATGATGAGGTAATGAAAGTCTACAAACCAAGTGAAGTGATCCTATTATGTGGAGAGGACATACATGTTGACAAAAAATGTTGTGGGTTTGAATTTGCAGAAAAAGGTCATCCAGTCTTTATTCGTGAATTACCTTGATTATTCAGAACTAACTTTCCTAATTGAGTATTGATATCCTTTAAAGACATCCACGTAATGTCCCTTATATGTATTCAAAAATGAATCAATACCGAGTTTTGGTGCATCTTCTGGTTTCGGATATCTAGAATCTTGCCATAAGTAATCATCAAATATTAAGATACCCCCAAACTTTAGAAGACGAAACGCAAGAACTGCATCTTCAAGAACAGATGCAGCGCGATGATCTCCATCAATGTAAATGAAGTCGAATTTTTGATTAAGTGTTTTCATTACATCATGACTGTATCCTTTAATAATTTGAACATTCGGGTATGGACTAAGATTGGATACACAACGTTCATATAACTCATGTTTATGAGTATCTGAATGTTCCATTGAACCTTCAAACGTATCAACACATGTTAAATGTGAGTTTGGGTTAGTCATAATATTCTCAAGAAGCCAAATTGCAGATCGTCCCTCAAATGAACCTATTTCTAGACCAAGAACTTCTTGATCTTTGAACTCTTTAAAAATTTCACTCCAAAGTTCTCCAGCTCCACCCCATCCAACTGTAAATGTAGGCATTATTTGTCTACGTATATCTAAATTTTAAAACAAAATCCGCATCAATCTTGATGTGACTTTTGTTTTTTGTTTTCTTTTGTTTTGTTGTTTAGTTGCTGTATGCCAAGCCGCCCATGCCTGACATCACTCGCAACACGTTGTAGTTAACTGCATACACTCGGACCTGAGCAGTTCGTCCAGATCGCACTGTGTTGACTGACACCGTGAGTTGGAGGGTTGCCTTGTCAATTCGTGAGAAGTTGCAGGTGCCTGATGGCTGGTGCTCCTCGGGCTTGAGCGCGAAGGAATACACGTTGATACCCTGAGATGGGGTGCGAGTGTGGTGCTGGAATGGTTGCACGCGGGAGAAGTATCGTCCCTCACGCTCAGTGAATCGGTCTTGGCCGTTGAGTTGGAGCTTGGCAACTTCAACTGGGTTCTTACCTTCGCACTTGACTCCGGAGTCGAGGATAACCTTGGCGAGGAGGTAGTTGGTCGTGTCCTCGAAGACAATTGCTTGGTCGTTACCGCCATCACCAATATTTGAGTCCAACCATGATGCTCCGTTGAGCGATGGACCAACTCCAGGGATTCCCAAACCTGGAAGGTAAGGACCTGAAGGACCATCGTTAAGTGTTGTAGGAACACTTGTTCTGGGACCACCTGAAGCCAATGAACCACGAGCAAGCACATCCATCACGATGCCCTCCGTGCTGAAGTCATCAGTGTAGTTGAATGGTTGGCATCCGTTGACCTCCTGGATAAAGACCTGGTTAGGTGTGCAGTCAACGAAGGAATCTCGTTGAACAACCCAGACGAGCTCCTTAACCGGGTGGTTGAAGTTGAGCTGGATCTTGTTGGAGGAGGATGTGATGGACTCAGCACCCGTGAACTGGAGCTGCTCAATCAAGTACTCGTGAGTCTGCTGGGCAAATCGGCGTCTCTCCTCAGTGTCGAGGTAGATGTAGTCAATGTAGAGCGAAGCAGCAGTCAAGGACTGGATGCTGGTGGGGGCAGTTGCACCAGTGCTCAACTCGTAGTAGGTACAGTTGATCCACTGCTCGAACTCAACATTGATACGGACCTCGTGGTACTGGAGCGCAATGAGCGGGATCGCAAGACCCGGGTTGCGGCAGAACCAGAACTGGAGAGGAATGTAGAGAGTTCGCGCTGGGGTGCCTGCACGAGGAGCGCACGAGTTGGTGAGCTCAGAACCAGCGCAAGAGGCGTCCAAGGCATAACCACGTCGGTCCTTCATGAGGACGAGATCGTGGGTGTTACCGATCATGTCGTTGAGCGCCTCAGTGGTTCCGACATCCTGGGACAACTGGGTCCAGATTTGCATCCAGTCACCATATTGTCTGTCAATGCGCTGACCGCCAATCTCAAGCTCAACCGTCTTGATGAGACGGTGACCGATGTAGTTGAGCCATCGGAATCGTTGGAGCTGAGTCACAGAGGTGAAGTCAACTGCAGGGAGAACGACTTGGACGTATGTTCGGTACATCAAGTCCGCGTTACGGTTGATGACTGCAGTCACACGCTTGTTGAAGTCGGCCTGGCCGTTGAAGGTGACTTCAATGGACTCCATGGCGAAGTTCGTATGGCGCTTGTAAAGCACCTTCCAGAAGGTAATCTGGGGATTGCCGGAAATGTAGATGTCCTGCGCACCGTAGCTGACAAGTTGAAGAAGACCACCACCCATATTGTTTGCTTAAGCGCGAGAAAAATTATTTACAGGGTAGGGCGACGCATCCATAGGAAAACTTGTGACGCACCAAACTCAGACATGTATATGTCAAAAGTTTGGGTTGTTTTATGTTATAATTTAAACCTTGCTCAAGAGGTGCGCTCTCTTTGCACGGGCGCGGAGAGTTGCCTTCTTTCCAGAGGTCTTGAGTCCGTGTCCCTTGAGAACACGCTTCAACGCCTTAGCAGAAGGTCCCTTTCGGGTTCTTCGTCCAGCAGTTTGACCCATAGCGGGTGCAACAGAGTTTCCAGCAGGAGTAGTGTGTTCAGGCATTTTGTTTAAAGCAGAGACAAACTTTCAGACTGAACGCGACAATTAAAAAATGGACCCCATTGGAATCGTTGCTATTGTTGGAATTTTAGTCGTTGGAGGATGTCTTGCGTGGTTAGTTAGAAAGGATACAAGTCGATTTAAGTCTGGAATGACAAAATCACCATCTCGTGAAAGTTTGAATACAATGGTTCAACCTGATGATCCTACTCAAGTATCATCTTAGGCGTGATATGCATTGCTTCAAGTTCTTGGACCCAAAGTTTCATAGCGTACGGGATTGTCTTCATCACAAAGTCCGTCTTATTACCACAGACACCACATGCATAGATTCCTTCGACTTGATTCACGATCGCAAGTGTTCCACATGATTTACAAAGACCTGTATTGAACGGGTCGGAAACATCCATCAGACGCTCCTTGGTAAATACCGAGATACCGTGTGATAACATACAATCTCTTTCCATCTCACCTACACGTAGACCTCCATCACGTGATCTACCCTCGCAAGGTTGTCGTGTCAGCGATACAATCGGTCCTCGTGCTCGTGAATGCTTTTTGTCAATCACCATGTGTTTGAGACGTTGGTAGAAAGTAGGACCCATGAAGATCTCTGCTTGCATCATCTCACCTGTCTGACCATTGTAGAGAATCTCATTGCCATAAGGATGCATTCCTAGGTCCACCATGTGTTTCTTTAAGTCTTCCACCTTCAAGTGTGAATACGGTGTTCCATCTCCTAATGTTCCTTTACGCACACCAATCTTACCAAAGATGTTCTCCATCAACTGAGCAATGGTCATACGTGATGGAACTGCATGAGGATTCATAATGATATCTGGACGAAGACCACTTGCTGTGAATGGCATATCCTCTTCTTCCATGAGCATTCCAATAGTTCCCTTCTGACCGTGACGAGAAGAGACCTTATCACCAATCTGTGGAATACGTTCAGAAACCGTACGCACTTTGATGAAGGGATATCCATCTGAATTCTTGTCTTGCCATACTCCATCAATACGACATTGCTCAGAGTTCTTATGTGTCGTAGAAGCGTCTCTGAACGCATATCCTGCTGCATCATTTCGCAAGTTGACAACCTTACCAATGACTACATCATTCTCTTGAAGCACTGAGTTGATAATTGGAAGACCGGATTCAGAGATTGCTTCATACGATGTGTTTTTGTACTTGCGTGTTGCATGCTTTTGAGGTTTCATGAACTTTTCTTCACGACCGGATGTTACGTTACGATGCTCTTCGTCTTTATACATTCCATAATAGAGTCCACGGAAGAATCCACGTTCAACTGCAGACTTGTTCATAATCACTGAATCCTCTTGATTGTATCCACCGTAACAGGCAATTGCTACAATTGCATTCATACCGAAAGGCATCTCGTGCATCTTGAGAATGTTCATGGCACGTGTTTCTACAATTGGTCGTGCAATGGAACAGAGAACATAGGCGTTCTTATCCAGCCGTTTAGCGAAGTTGCCTGCGTAGATACACATTGCTTGCTTACCCATAGCAGATTGATAGGTATTACGAGGAGATTGATTATGATCCGACAATGGAATCGTAGACGCCATATGTCCTACAATCAATGACGGATGAATCTCATAATGGGTATGTGAAGGAGTCAGTTCATCACGTGTCATTGCAATACGAAGCGTTTCGGATTCAGAGGGGTCGATGTAATCTACACAGGATTCAACCCATTCGTTCCAACTTGATCGATCTTTAGGAGGTTCTGATCCTTTCCTGAACACTGGACGCACACAACGCCCTCCATCGGTTTCAATCGAGATGTTGTTCATCATCGTATACCATGCAACTGAAATGTGTGGATGCAAACGACGAGTTTGCTTTGCAAGTTTCAAGGATGAGACCACTTCATAGGGTTTATCAGTATATCCAACCAATACTCCATTCACTGTGATGGAGGTTCCAGTATAGATTTTAGGTGTTGAAATCCAAGTCAGTCGTGCGTCATCTTGCAAGAAGTGTAGCACGGTGCTTGAAG